TTTGGTGGGGCTGAGTGATATAAAGCAGCGCTACCAACAAAAGACGATCCAACTAAAAGTGCAAATGTCCTAGGAGAGATTGGTCTTAAGTATTTGATGGGTCGGACTGGTCAACTACTTCCATATGAAGAGTTCAAAAAAGTAAGACCTGATGTAAGCCGTGATGAATACAAGCGCTATCAAGCTTTCAAGTATGACAAGCGTGAGGACTACAACCCAACAGATGGGGATCTAACCATTGGTGCAGGAGCTCTGAAGTTTACCGATGAAGGTATCCACGGACCTGAAGTTCAGTTCTTAGGTAGAGGTCTACCAGTAACCACAGGTATTGTTCCTTACACCGCAGCATTGGCTGGTGGACTAGCTGGAGCAAAGTATGGACTTAAGAGTAAACGTGCTGCAATCGGTGGACTACTTGGGGGTATGGCTGGATTAGCTACTGGACAGGTTGGAGGTAATATAATTGAAGGAGAGCGACGTCGCAGGAATTCTTTAGAGAATCAAATGCAGGGCGGTAGCGCTGAACAATACTTACAGTAAAGATTATGTTTGGATTTAACCCAACAAACTTCAGCGACCCATTTGATGTCAATAAGGTTGCACAAACAAATAACCGGGAACGGGCGAAACTAAAGTCTCAAACATTTTTGACTGATTCTGAATTGGGTGGCAGAGCTCTTGGCACATATGCCCAGAATAAAGCTGAGAATATTATGGCTAAGGCTGGTGCAGCAGCACAAAGAACTGCAAACAATGCAGCAGGTATAAGTGGTCTTTTAAGTGCAGCTGGGTCTATTGGATCCTTTGGCGCAGCTGGTGGGTTTGGAAACTTTGGTGGGTCAGGTGGATTTAGTATTGGCGATGCAGAGGTTATGGGGATGCCTACAGGTCAAGCACAGCATATTGGTGGTGGGGGAATGACTGAATGGACGACAGACATGCCAATAAGTTCATGGAAAAAATATTGATACACTTAATAAAGGCTAATTAAAAGATATGGCTAGTTTCTCAGCATCACCAAGTAGTTTAGTTTTAGATCCGTTCACCTCTTCAGGTAGAACCACGAACGCAGCTGCGTATGGGAATGCAGTGAACTTGGGAAATATCTATAAAGCAAATAGGGCCAATGCATTTGATCCCTCAAGCTTTATTGCTCAGGATACGGCTTCTAGTGCACTAGAACAAAGTAGTGCGATGCAGGCGGATGCCAATGCATACGCTTCAAGTTTAGGTGCTCAAGCAATGGTAAGCCAAGCCAAAAAAAGAGCTGAAGAAATGAAAGCCGCAGCTAAAAAACAGGCAAGCAAAAGTATCTTTGGATCTGCACTAGGTGCTGTTGCAGGCATCGGTGGAACACTTCTTTCCGGCGGGAACCCTCTGGTAGGCATGGCTGCTGCACAAGGTGGACAAGCCATTGGCAGTGCACTCGGTTAAAAATTATTTAAAAGATCATGATCGGACATTCAATTGACAATGCACAACTAGGTCTTTCACAGTTAGGTAAAACTAACCTTGATGACGTCATGCGTTTTTTAAGTGGCAAAGGATTTGCGAAAGAGGCTCAAGCAGAAATAATTCAAAGATTAGGGGGTGTAGGAACTGGTGCAGGAGGTATTGGTTCTAAGGTTGCAAGATTTGCTGGAGGTAAGGGAGCAAGAAATATTCTTCGCGCTGTACCAGGACTGAGTGCTGCTCTAGTAGGACTCGATGTAGCAGATGTTGTAGCTGGTCAAGACAGTCTTGCTAATAGAGGCATGGATGCAGCCGCTATGGGCATTGGTGGAACGCTTGGTGCGGTTGGTGGTCCTTTGGGAATTGCCGCAGGTGCAGGACTAGGCAAGATGGTGAGTGACGGAACTCAATTCATACTTGGTGGTGGTAAGTCTGCCGAACAACGTAAGATAGAAGAAGCAGTTAAGTTGTTGCAACAGCGAGGGTTGGTTTAATGTCATTAACAGATTTTCTCTTCGATACTTCTCAAGCAAATATTGACAGAGAAGTTGCAAATTATAATCCTATAGACGGAACACGTAAAAAAGATCTAGGGGATATTTTAGGCGATCTATTTACTGGGCAAGGCAGTAAGATCGACCAAGGCGTAAAAGATACATATAAAAGAAATTTAGAACGGGACTATGGTATTGCGATTTCACGTTTAAAAAAAGAGTTACCTAATCTTGCAAATACCGGAAATTTAAATATTACAGAAAATACTGATGAAGGCGTTCTTGAAAGAACAATTAAGGACCTTCAACTAGATGCAACTCGCAGACAAAATCTTGTACAGCAAGTACAAAAAGCTGGGTATGGATCTGAAATAGGCGATAAAGATATTAATGCATTGTCTCAACTTTTAGGAGATAAAGCAAGAGCAAAAGAAACAAAGGCAGAAAACAAAGCTGACACACGTCTTGCCAATCAACTGGCATTACAGAATCGACGAATGGATATTACGGATGCACAGAATCAACGACAACAGGCTTACGATAATCGTGTTCTAGATATGAAAGATGCACGTGAAGCTCGTAATGCCAGAGACAAGCAACTTATGATGATTATCCAAGGTCTAAATGCATTTGGTCAAGGATTTCAATAATTAGAGGCTTGCAATTAAGTTATTAAGCTCAGATATTTTCTCAGGTGAATATTGAGTTGAAGGGCCAACCCATGGTGAAATATTTCCTACACGCTTAAGATGACTTAAAAATATTTGATCCTGTACTTCAGGAGTAAACTTAGTGTCTTTAGATAATCCCATTCGACTCACTTCATCCTGTAATGTTGAACCAATGAATTGATACCTACCAACTGCGTGTAGACCACCTGTTTTAAAATGCTCATCAAGGCTTAATCCTTGTTGCTTAGTATTTTGTTTGTCAAATATTTGCCCTAAGGTCATACTTGTCAGTGGTGTACCAAATACCTCTTTATGCGATCCAGACTTTCCTAGTACTTTAGTGCCTCCCTTAGCGCCACCTTGATTAAAAGCTTCATATCCAAAGGAGCCTGATTCAGGTCCTGCAATAGCATCTGCTACTTTCTTAGATGATCCTGTCAATGCCGTGCCACTTGCAACAGGAATGCTAGATGTAGAAGTACTTGTGGATGCTGGAGTTAGTTGGGCTGATTCTGGCTCATCGGTCTTAGTTAATGCCGCAATCTGTTCTTCACGAAGTTTCTTGAGTTCAGCCATTTCTTTGGAATATTTAGATGCATTCTCATCTCTAATTCTTTTTCTTTCAGCCCGCTCCTGTGCATCAATAGCAGCGTCCTGTCCCATCTTCTTCACAGCTAGACCAGTATTCGTAAGTGCTAGTACACCAGCCATACGCTTGGCTGGCTTCATGATCTTCTCAACATCCTTCTTAGACTTACGCTCTATATCACCCTTCTTAATTCCAGAAAGAAGCTTTAGTGAAGTTTGACCAATTGTACCTTCAGCTGCATTCTTCGCATCAGCCTTAGATGCTCTTGCCTTACGCTCTGTTTCAATAAGCTTATTAGTATCGACACCAGTCTGCCTAGCGGTGTTATAGATGTTGGTGCTAATATCGTTTACTTCTTTTGCACCTGCCAAGTAATTATTGGAATTACTATAAGTGAATTGCATGACACATCTACGCCTGATATATATCTATTGTAGTTAGATACAATATAAAAACAACATACCTTAGAAGTAAGATGAGTAAATTTGTTGATGTAGATAAAGATGGTGTTGATGACAATCAAGATGTAGATCAAGTGAAGCAAGGAGTTAGCAACTTTGGTGCAATGAGGGATGAATTCTTCGGTAAGGCCAGCAAGGATGACACTGCCAGGGGTGGATTACAACTGGGACTAGCAGCTGATGCAATAGGCAAAGGAATTGATAGCGCATTTTCAAAAGATATGGCTAACTTCCAATCTGGTCTGTACAAAGATAATTCAAAGTTTGGTGCTGATCTTCAATATGACTTTGATGCCAAGACGCGTGCAGATGAGTTTGGGTATGGAATGAGGAGTTTAGATAAACAGTTCAACTTGCAAGATGAATTCCAGAACCGTCAGTTCGGTAGGAACATTGGAATGGAACAAGCTCAAGGCGAACAGCGTAGAAAGGATCTGAAAGAAACAGGTGCCCAAGCTCGTGAAACCTATGACTTCCAAGACACCGTCGATGCACGGGGTGAAGAACGGGATCGTAGTCGTTCTAATCGTCTTGCCCGTAGTTTCTGATGACTACAAGTACATCTAACGCTAAAGCTGGAAAGGTATACACCAGTTATGTAGATCAGTGGCTTGACACGATCCCAGCTTCTGAATCAGAAGAGTTCAAAGAATTTGCTGAGGTCACTCCATCAATCATTGAAATTTGGGTATATGCAGGAATCCTGAGCTATCCAGGTACATTTAATGATATGGCCCGTTGGGTCAAAATGAAATTTAAAAAGCTTAATCGCCGTGAAATACTCAATAGCGAAATTGCTGCTCTCCACTCCGATATACAAGACCTACGAATGGCCATTACCTCGGGAGAGATCAAAGGTTCGGATGGTGCGGCACGCCTTGCTTCGCTTGAGAAGGAACTACGTTCGCACATTGAGACGTCTGATCGAATGAACCGCACAACAGACAAACGAGGCTTGATCCTTGCAGGTGCTGATCGTGTGATGCGTGAGATGGCCTCCATATTTAAAGATGATCCACATCTGGCTGAACCCATCGACAATGCGATTAATGCTGTATTCGCGAAGATCTACAGCGAGCTTAATTAATGAGCTATCTACCTCCTGTTCCAAAGCTAGCTGAATTACCAGCTATTGAAGATACACAGACTTCTGGTCTGAGGTTACAAGGGACGCTACCAAAAGCATTACCTAAAATGCCTGATGGTAGTTCAGGTTCAGGTGTAAGAGCTGAAGAAGCTGCAATCTTTCTCCGTGATATGGGAATTTCGTATGGTGAAAGTAAAGCAAGAGAAGCAAGAGGAAGAGCTATAAGCAGGATGAAAGATAAAGCTGCTGACAGACAAGCAAAGGCATACGGTTTATCACGTAGGTAATTATTAGTTAGACTTTAGGAAAGGCTAACTTATGGCAATACCTAGCGCGTCATTAGCGTACAGACGAATAGCACTGATGACAGCTACAAAGGTAACTGTCAAACCACCAAGTGAAGATGTTTTAAAAGCAAGAGATAACTTCCAAGACTTTTGTAAGTTCATGGGAAAGCCTGCTGCAAAACATATGTTGGAGTGGCATGCTGAGCTATGTACTGGAGAAGATAGTGAGTGCCTAATCGGAATCGGAGGTCCAAACACTTCGATTCTTGCACCACGGGGTTCTGCCAAAAGTACTGTCCTTGGTTTGTTTGCAGCTTGGATGATTGGACGACATGCAGCTGCCAAGCAGATGCTACGGATCCTATACATCGCTTACATGGTGGACATCAGTCGTGCCAAGTCAGCAACGATTAAAGGAATACTGACAAGCAATAAATATCGAGAGATCTTCCCAATGGTAAGGCTCTCAAAAATAAAACGTTCGGATGAGTATTGGTCTATTGATTATGAGTTTGCAGGAATTGACACAGCAGGTGAAGAAGCTTTCACAATTGCGTGCGGTGGTCTCAAAGGTGCAATCACCTCTAAACGATCGCAGTTGGTGCTTATTGATGACCCTATCAAATCTGCCGCTTCGATCAACAACCCAGACATTCGCCGTGAGATGGAGCAGACGTGGTCTAACGTTATCGCACCAACGATGTTCCAAGGTGCACGGGCTATCTGTTTGGGAACCCGCTTCCACTATGACGATATTCACGCCACGTTATTCGTTCCAAAAAACAAGTGGAAACAGATTGTTCAGCGAGCAGTCATAACAGACGCAGACGGCAAGCAAAGATCATATTGGCCAGAGTTCTGGTCTATGAAATACCTGAATGAACGTAAGACGGAAGATCGTGTTGCCTTTGCATATCAGTATCTAAACACTGCAGTCAAGTCAACTGATGTAGGCATCTCTCCTGAGCTAATCATTAAAGGAGAAGTACCTGAGGATTACGACTGTCTGGGTGTAGGAATTGACCTTAGTGCTGGATTAAAAGAGAAGAATGACTGGACTGTCATGACTCTCGGTGGAATCAAAGAAGGCAAAATTTACATGATTGATCAACGGCGTGCTCGCACGATGGGCAATCTCGATAAGATGGATCTGCTCTGCCAAATGCTTGCTGATTGGAATATTGTTCTTGAGAATGACGAAGGTCAATTCTTTCCAACAATGTCGCCGTGCATAATATGGCCTGAAGCCGTTGCTTATCAAAACTCATTTGAGGGTGACTTTAAAAGAATAATTCTCGAACAGCGTGCGTTGTATAACTTATCTGTATCACCAGTCAAAGGATTTAAAGGAGACAAACTTGCAAGGCTTCGTGGTGTACTTGGTTTATATGAACACAAAAAAGTTGTTTGGAACAAGTGGCGTAAATGGGATGTACTTGAAGAAGAGCTACTAAACTTTGGACATTCACCACATGATGACGCTGTAGATTCAATGGTACTAACTATGGGTGGACTACTAAGAAGAGGAAGTTTGCAGATGGACTACAATAGTGACAGCTTTAATTTATAAATAGTAAGATGGCTCGTAAAGCAGGGGAAGCTCTTCGTGGGTTTAAAGATTACTTAGCTGATTATGACCTTAAAGCGCGAGGCGCTGGATCAGATAAAAAGAAAGGACCTGTGTCTAGATTTAGTGGTTTAGATGTACGACATGTATTTGATAATCGTGGAGAAGGTGTATCTGAGTCTGATGGTGCAAAAGCAGTATTGAGCTATTACGATAAAATCAAAGACACGACTAAAACTGGTGGTGGCACAGAAGCTGCTTTAGATAAGCTTCGTGGATATGTAAAAGAAGATAAGCCTGATACTGCTGAACCTGTTCCAGAAACAAAGCCTGGTCCTGGATCATCTAGTGCTGGAAATGCAAACGCTGGTGACAACTCTATTGCATCTCCTATTTCACAATCCAATCCAATCAGTATCGATGGTGATAGCAATCAAGTAAATCAAGATAACTCAATCAGGCAAACACAGAACTACGATTACTCTGTTGATAACAGTAAGGTTTTGAACGATAACTCTTATCGTAGTTATGGTGCTGATGGTGGTGGCGGTAAATATGGTGGTGCTGATGACAGCCCTGCTGCTGCTGCACGCTTCATGGATATGTACATTGATTCAAACAAATTGAATCAGCGTTCAATGCGTAATGACTTTGAATTCTATAGTAATAATGATTACAGTGCAAACGATCGCTTCGGTGCACAAAAACGTGAAAAAGGATTGAATAAATCAATTAAAGAAACAAGGGATCGTTCAAATAAAATGCAACAAGCTCTATTTGGTGGGAGAAGTCCATTTGACTTCAATTATGTAAATCCAGAAGCACCTGATCCTATTAAGTCTAATGCTGAGGAGATTTACAAACAAGCAAGGAAGGATATCAAGTAGTATAAAACTAATGAACAGCATGAAATATTGAAATGAATTCAATCAATAGCGAATTTCAACAAATACTACTTGCAGCAAAAGAACGACGTGGGGATTTATCTGTAGACACAATGATTGTGTCATCTCATCTTGCACAGATGAGGACATTTATGCTGCGTAGAGGCATTGAGTTCTATTCAGAGCAGGATTCCTTTGGCAAACGACGTGAATTTCTAGCAAAGCTCGCTCAAGAGAACATGCTAGAGATGAAGTTCGAGAGTATTGTTGATTACTTCCTATGTGATGGACAAGGTCTCTTTTATTTTCGTCCAGCAGGTGAAAGTTATCAAATTCTTTACTTCCCTAAGGACAGCTATAGAGCATATCGCGATCAAGCTGGAGATCTTGAGTCATTAGTCCTGGTTTATTCCTTCAATGTTCAGCAAACCATTGGACTAGCTGACAATCTGCCAGGTTCAAATGGATCGAACGGTAAAAAGAAGTGGATTCAACTCAAGGTCTATAAGGATCGCATCGAGCAAACGATCTCAGACGAGAAGATTGAGTTCTCTAATCAGATGGGTGCAATGCCCTTCAAGATGCCTGGTCAAACAGAAGTTTTGACCAACAGTCTTGGATTTATCCCTGCAGTTGAAGTGTTTAATCACATGGACTGCACAGGCGAAGCTACAGGTAATGGAGAATTCGACTGGTTAGCTCATCAGATTCTGTATCACGATGAATTAGTAAGAAACATCCGTAAGAACATGAAGTTCTTTGGAAATCCAACACTTATTTCAAGTCGTCCACGTCACGACATCCTTGATAGTGGAGATGACAATAGTTTCCGACCTACGATTAGCTCACAAGCAGGATTTG